CATATAAAAACCTTAAACCAAAATCAAATATGAATATAAATATAACTGAACAGACCACAACGTTTCCAGTTCCGGTAGATAAATTAAAAGGTCAATTGTTTGACAACATAGGTATGTCTTGGCAGACTGATCACGGTACGTTAGACGTAACACCTAGAACAATAGACTGGATAATGAAAAACGTTAAAACCTCTATGTTTAATAATAATAGAAGTTACGTGTATAATAAAGCATTTGCTAGGTTCTACGATAACAATGATGTGTTTGAAAAACCACCAGTAGTTAAATGCTCTAAAAAACCTTTAAAAATGTTTGAAAACATTAGACAATGGGCTGATGAAAGAGGTATATATGATAAGGGTGATACTAAAACTCAATTAATCAAATTACAAGAGGAAATGGGTGAGCTAGCTAAAGCTACACTAGAAAAAGACCAAGCAGAAGTAATTGATGCTATTGGTGATATGGTTGTGGTGTTAACTAATCTAGCACATTTAAACAACGTAAATATAGAAACGTGTATAGCAGAAGCATACAACGTAATATCTAAACGTACAGGTAAAATGGTTAACGGAACATTTGTCAAAGATGCAGATTAAAACTAAAGATAAGATAGTACAAGCTGTACTAAGGAAGATGGATAATCGTAGCATCACTGGCCAAAAGAAATATGGTCAAACAATGTGTAACGAAATAGAAACAGGCAAGAAAAGCTTGTGTATGTTTTTAACAGATGTACAAGAGGAGATAATGGATGCTTTATTGTATATTGAAGCTGCTAAAAAATGTATTGAAGATGAGAAGAAAGATTAGAAGAAAGAAAGGACCTGTTACAAGTAGAAAAGTTACTTGTGACGGGATAACTTTCGCATCAGGACTAGAAAAACACATGCATTTAGCTCTTAAAAAAGCAAAAATACAAGCTGTTTATGAAGGACATACTTATGAAATATTTCCGTCATATCAGTTTGATACATCGGCTTATGAAAGATGTGCTAACGGTAAAGGTGACTATAAAGATCGTGGACATAAAAAGATATTAAACATATCTTATACACCAGACTTTATGGGTCAAGGATTTATTATTGAATGTAAAGGTAGAGCAAACGAAAGTTTTCCTTTACGTTGGAAGATGTTTAAAAGATATGTTAAAGAACATCTACCTAATGTTATATTGTATAAACCACAAAATCAAAAAGAATGCGAGGAAACAGTAAGGCTAATTTTGAAAAACAAAGGAGCAAGGAGATAGCAAGACGTATGTATGCGTTAAGAAAAATTGATACTTTTATAAAGTGGACAGTAACACAGAGGGGTTATTTAAAATACAAGCATTTAAAAGAACAATATTTAAAGTATAATTTACCATGGCACGATTAATAGTAAACTCGTACAACTGGAAGCCTAAAAAGAAAAGACCAGGTGTACACAGTAAAAATAGAAACACTAACAATAAAAACGGTAAGTACTATAATGGTACTTCTTATAGAGGACAAGGAAGATGAAACAATGGGAAATAAGTTTTGGCCTGTTTACAGGATTTTTATTTGGATATAGATCGTATCCAGATGCAGAAAACAACAAGATAGATCACGTATTTTATGTATTTATATTTGACATTTGTTTAACACTACAATATTAATATGGGATTATTTGATAACAGAATAGCGTATAAACCTTTTGAGTACCCAGAGTATTATACTGAGGGTTGGTTGAAACAAGCTCAAGCATTTTGGTTACACACAGAAATACCTATGTCAGGTGATGTAAAAGACTGGAATGAACATTTAACAAAAGAAGAAAAAAACCTAGTAGGAAATATCTTGCTAGGCTTTGCTCAAACAGAATGTGCAGTGTCTGATTATTGGACACAAAAAGTTGTAGGATGGTTTCCTAAACACGAGATACAACAAATGGCAATGATGTTTGGTTCACAAGAAACAATTCATGCTGTAGCATATAGTTATTTAAATGAAACTTTAGGTCTTGAAGACTTTGAAGCTTTTTTACATGAGCCAGCAACAGCAGAGAGGTTTGATAATCTAGTAGCTTATGATGGTAATGATCCTGTAGAGATCGGTAAGTCTTTAGCTGTGTTTAGCGCGTTTGCTGAGGGCGTTAGTTTATATTCTGCGTTTGCAGTTCTATATAGCTTTCAAATGAGAAACTTGTTAAAAGGTGTAGGTCAACAAATGAAATGGAGTGTAAGAGATGAATCATTGCATAGTCGCATGGGCTGTAGATTATTCAGACACATGTGTGAAGAAAAAGACTTTTTAAAAGAGTCTTGTAAACCACATATAATAGAAGCCGCGCAAGTTATGCACGATGCTGAAATGAAATATATAGATAAGATGTTTGAAGCAGGAGATATTGAAGGCATGAAATCTTATAATTTAAAACAATTTATAAAGAAAAGAATAAATGAAAAACTTGTGGAGCTCGGATACAAAGAGCTCTCAAAAGAATTTGAATACGACGAAGAAGCGGCAAAAGAGCTTGATTGGTTTTATCATCTTACTGGTGGTCATACCCATACTGACTTTTTTGCTATTAGGTCGACAGACTACAGTAAAGCAAATGAGGGAGAAGATTTCGAAAATATCTGGTAAATAATATGTGGAGCAATAGATGGAAAAAAGGCGAAGACTACCCAGAGTGGGCAGACGCCGACGTATACAAAAAAACAATAACAGGAGGATACTTACACAATGGAGAAACACCAAGAGAAGCGTACAGAAGAGTTGCTAAAACGGTTGCGGAAAGATTACAAAAACCAGAGATGGAAGAGACGTTTTTTACGTACATATGGAAAGGTTGGTTATGTCTTGCGTCACCTGTTCTTAGCAATACTGGTACTGACCGTGGCTTGCCTATTAGTTGCTTTGGTATCGACGTTGCTGATAGCATTTATGACATCGGTACTAAAAACCTAGAGATGATGCTATTAGCCAAACACGGTGGAGGTGTTGGCATTGGTTTAAATATGATTAGACCTTCTGGTGCAAACATTACAATGAATGGTACATCAGATGGTGTTGTACCTTTTTGTAAAATATATGATTCTACAATACTGGCTACTAATCAAGGAGCTGTACGTAGAGGAGCTGCATCGGTTAACTTAAACATAGATCATAAAGACTGGGAAGACTGGTTAGAAATAAGAGAACCTAAAGGTGATGTTAATAGACAATCATTAAACCTACATCAATGTACTATAATTGGTGATAAGTTTATGCGTAAACTTAGAGATGGTGATAAGGTTGCAAGACGTAAGTGGGGTAAGTTACTACAAAAGCGTAAAGCAACAGGTGAACCTTATATAATGTACAAGGGTAATATTAATAAAAATAACCCCGCTGCATACAAAGACAATGCTCTGAAAGTATTTATGACAAATATTTGTTCAGAGATAGTATTACACACGGATGAAAACCATAGCTTTGTTTGCTGTTTATCTAGTTTAAACCTAGCTAAATACCACGAATGGAAAGACTCTAATTTAATATATGATAGCATATGGTTTTTAGACGGTGTATTAGAGGAATTTATACAAAAAGCAAAAAATAGAAGAGGATTTGAAAACGCTGTAAGATCTGCAGAAAAAGGTAGAGCACTTGGTTTAGGTGTTTTAGGTTGGCATACATATCTACAGCAAAAAGGATTTCCTTTTGAAGGATTATTAGCACAATATGAGACAAGAAGAATATTTTCACAAATTAAAATTGAAAGCGAAAGAGCTAGTATGGCTTTGGCAGAGCAGTATGGAGAACCTCTTTGGTGTGTTGGAACTGGTTTTCGTAATACTCATTTACGTGCTATTGCTCCTACTGTTAGCAATAGTAAGCTTGCTGGTAATATTTCACCGGGTATTGAACCTTGGGCGGCTAACGTCTTTACAGACCAAAGTGCAAAAGGAACTTTCATCCGCAAAAATCCAACTTTAATAAAAGAATTAGAAAAACATAAATTAAACAATAAAAAAATATGGGACCAAATACTGCGAGACGGAGGTTCAATACAAGGTATCAAACAATTAGAGAACGTTACTATAGGAGAACACAACGTACCTATAAAAGAAGTTTACAAAACTTTTAAAGAGATAAATCAATTAGAGTTAGTTAATCAAGCTGGTATCAGACAGCAATATATAGATCAGTCTGTAAGTTTGAATTTAGCTTTTCCTTCACAAGCAGATCCTAAATGGATTAATAAAGTACATTTAGAAGCTTGGAAAAAAGGTATTAAAACTTTATATTACATGAGAACCGAGTCTGTGTTAAGAGGTGATATTGCATCTCAAGCTATGGACCCTAACTGTTTAAGTTGCGATGGATAATATAACAATAAAACAAATACTAGATCCAGTCGATCCTAAGAGGTTTTGGCTGCATTACTGGGGTAAAAAACATTTAGTAATTAGACGAAATGTATTTAAAACATTATTTAAATGGAATGATTTTAGTAACGTAATGAATAATTACCCAGATAATTTAAATCACTTACAAGTACTAGACTATGATAGTAAAGGTACAACTTGGTGTTTAAACAAAGTTAAAACAGGTAAGGTAAAACTACCTATGTTAAGTAAAGAAAAGTTATTTAAAATGTGGACATCAGGTAAAACTTTTGTTCTACCGTCTGCTGAGTATACAAAAGAAAAGTTTGTTGCAATATGTGATGAGCTTGAAAGATACTTTAGTAGAGGTACAGTTAATATATACTGTTCAAGTAAAAAAGACGCGGTTGGTTTTCCAGCTCACTCTGATCAAACAGAAAACTTTTTATTTCACACTGAAGGTAAAGTTAAATGGACTATATATGAAAACTCAGCTCCAAATAGAGAACACGGAAAAGTTGTTGATGAATTTATTTTAGAGCCTGGAGATTTATTATATATACCACAGTATATGTATCATAAAGCTGAATCACTTACGCCTAGAATATCTATAAGTATTCACTTTGCAAACAAAAAAAATCAATCATTAAAAAAGTTTGCGATAACAGCGAAAGGTAAAGGTATGTATAGACCAAGATGGAATAACTGGATACCAGAAAATTTACATTTTAATAAAAAAGGCCACAAAACAAATGAAGTACCTAAGAGATTTAGGATGGGTGGTAGCAATTGGAAAAAAACTTATTTTAATAATTTAAAAAAATGAATAGAGTAGCAATAGTAGAAGCACCTTTTAATATTAGAAACTCAACGTTAATGCCTAACTTAAACAATGCATTTTGTGCTAAGTGGGTTATTGATAACGTAGATACAATAGAAGATATTGAACAAAAAGATTATGATTGTTTAGTATTATTTGGTGACAAAGAAAAATTACAAAGAATAATAAATGAAAGCAGGAAAGATTTGGGGTAAAACCGAAATGGTCCATAAAAATGGAGTATTAGAGTTTCACCGAATAGAATTTAATAAAGGATTTAAATGTTCAGAGCATGAACATAGATTTAAATGGAACGGATTTTTTGTTGAATCCGGTAAGATGATTGTTAGAGTATGGCAAGATGACCAAGGTCTTGTTGATGAAACAATACTCGGACCTGGTGATTTTACTATGGTAAAACCAGGAAAGTTTCATCAGTTTGAAGGTGTTGAAGATGGCGTTGCTTTTGAATTATATTGGGCTGAGTTTAATCACGACGATATAAGCAGAAGAACATCAGGTACAAACATATGAAGAACATAGCTGTAGTAATACCAGCAAGACTTAATAGTACTAGAATCAAACATAAAATGTTGATGAAGTTCGATGATGAGCCTCTTATACGTCTTGTGTTTGATAAAGTACGCATGATGGGCTACGACACATTTGTAGCAACGGATAGTAAGCGTATTGCAAAATGTATACCAAACAAATGGTGTATACAAACAGGCAAAGCTGAAAACGGTACGCATAGATTATCTAAAAGAGCTGTGTTAGATTTAGTTGGTAATTATGATTACATACTAAATGTACAAGGTGATATGTTAGATGTAAATCATGAAACGATTAGACCTATAAGAAAAGCTTTAGACAAAAACGATTATACTTGTTTAACTGCTTATACAAAAGGTGCTGAACCTAATGATGTAAAAGTTATACATCAAAACGGTAAAGCGCTGTGGTTTACTAGAGCTCCTATAGGTTATGGAGATAGACATCTTGGTATATATGCTTATAAACCACACTTGTTAAAAGCATATAGATCTATGAAAGATAAATACAAAAAAGAAAATTTAGAACAAAATAGAATATTAAGCTTATATGATATAGATGTAATCGAAACTATATACAACGGAATAGAGGTTAATACTTATAATGATATAAAATGAAATACGGACAAAAATACAAAGCGCTACATTTAGGTGCTAAATATAAAATAAAAGAATACGATGGCAGTTGGAGAGAAAAAGCAGTTGAAGGACATTATGGTGATGGTAGTGGTTGGAAAACAATATTAAAACAAACAAAAAAATGGATAAGTGAAAATCCAGCCTCAATGATATTAGATTATGGTTGTGGTTCTGCTAAAGTCTGGCATAGTAAAAAAGGAATATACAATGGTGAAAAATATACAAAACCAGGTAAAAGAGTTCCAGATAGATATGATGCTATGACTTTAATGGAGTTTTTAGGTGAAAACGTTGCTGGGTTTTACAGATATGATCCATGTCACCCTATATACCATGTTAGACCACCGCAAGTTAAGTTTGATATGACAGTATGTACAGATGTTGTAGAGCACGTGCCAATAGAAGAGCTACCAGCCTTATTAAGAGATTTAGCAGATCTAACTTGTACATGTGGTGTTATAGTTTTATCTATACCAAACTCACCTTCACACGCACACTTTATGGACGGTGAAAACATGCATGTTACATTAATGCATCCAAAGGAGTGGAAAAAATTAATAAGAAAATACATACCAAAACACAAACTTATAGTAAACTTTACTAAATGAAAAAACCAATATTAATAGCTGGAAGTTGCAGTATTGAAAGTAGAATACAAGCACACACTATATTTAATGAGTGTCAAGAGCTAGCAGATAAGTATGGCTTTGATTATTATTTTAAAGGATCTTTTGATAAAGCTAATAGAACATCTGTAAACTCTAAACGAGGTATTGGTATAGATAAAGCTATAGATATATTTGCTGAAGTAAAAGAATTTGGTAGTAAAACTACAACTGATATACATGAGCCTTGGCAAGCAGACAAGCTAGCTGATGTTGTAGATATTATACAAATACCAGCTTATTTATGTAGACAAACTGATTTATTAGTTGCCGCAGGTAATACATTTAACACTGTTAATATTAAAAAAGGACAGTTTATAAATGGTAGTAATATGATACACGCTGTTAATAAAGTTAAAAGTACAGGTAATAATAATATTATGCTAACTGAAAGAGGTAGTATGTTTGGTATGGGCGATCTTGTTGTAGACTTTAGACAAATCGTAGATATGAAAGAATTAGACGTGCCAGTCATAATGGATTGCACGCACTCAACACAAAGACCTAATTCAGGTAGCACAACGGCTGGTCAACCACGCTATGCTATACATATTGCAAAAGCTGCAAAAGCAGTTGGTGCTGATGGTTACTTTTTTGAAGTACATGAAAATCCTAGCGCAGCATGGAGTGATGGGTCTAATATGATTAAGTTAGATAAATTTGAAGAAATATTAAAACAATTAGAATGAGAGTATTTATAGGACATGATAGTCGATACCCAGAGGCAACTAAAGCCTGTTATAAATCTATAAAAAAACATAATAAAAACATAAAAATAATTACTTTATATAAACATAAGTTAATAAATAAAGATATATACGGTAGAAAAGAAACAGAAGGTGAATCAACAGAGTTTTCATTTACACGTTTTTACACACCGCTTATGTCTAAGTATAAAGGTGTATCTATGTTCTGTGATAATGATTTTATATTTAGAGACGATGTTGCTAAGATTTTTGATTATTTAAAACAAGATGATTTAGTAGCTTGTGTAAAACATAAGGATTATGATATTCAAACAACTAAGATGAACGGTATTGTTAATAAATTATATCCAAGAAAAAATTGGAGTTCATTAATGTTGTTTAACAATGAAAAGCTAAAAGATATTCTAACAAAAGAATATTTAGATAATGCTAGCGCAGCAGATCTACATCAGTTAGCTTGGGCTAACGATAAGATAAGCAAAATAGATAAAACTTGGAATCATTTAGTAGGTGAACAACCTTACTCCAAGAAAAATCCAGCTAAAGGTATACACTTTACAAATGGTGGCCCTTGGTTTGAAGAATATAAAGATTGTGAATTTGCAGATGAATGGAGAAAAATATTAGAGAGTTAGTAAAAGATAAATCAGTTATTTTTGTGGGTAACTCTGTTGAGATAATGGAGCATAAAAATAAAGACTTCATAGACAGTCACGACATAGTTGTTAAGTTTGGTAGGGCATTAGAAGCTACTAAAGAACAAGAAGAATCACTAGGTACTAGATGTGATATATGGATAACAGGACAGTTTAGATCTCATGCTTTTAAAAAAAAGATAGAAGAGTTTAAACCTGGTGGTAAGTTTGAAAAAACTACTATATTAATAAATAGATCAAGAGGTAATTTTAAAGTGAAAGAGTTTGTAATTGAAAAACACATATGTGAAGAGTTGATAAAATATGGTTATCAACAAATGTATACTGATAAAGAAATAATAGATACGATGAAAGTTTTTAATATGGATGTGTTAACTTCATATCAAAGACCTTCTACTGGTTTTTTATCAATAGCTTGGTTTATAGAAAAAATAAAGACTTATAAAAGTCTTTCAATAATAGGTTTTGATTTTTTTGCTAAGTCAACAGTGACAAGAAGAGTTGGTCACAATAAGCAAACAGGTAAAGAAGAATTAAGCGCTCATGATCCTCATAGCTGGCACTTACCAATATATGCTAAACCTCAAAGTGCACACTCACATAATCTCGAAGAACAATTTGTTTCTTGGTTAGTAAGAAATAACAAACTGACTTGGCATGTATTAAGTGATTTAAAATATAGTAAAGTTAAGTACACAGGCTGGGCAAAGAATATGCCTATGGTTATATGTTCACCTACGCGTACTAAATATTATAAAAAGAGAATAAATGCTACTTAGCTCCACACGGTTTACCGTTGGCTATATTAACCCACTTTTCTTTTTGGAACCAGTCTCTTAATGTAGCACCTTTTTTTCTAGCGCCTTTTACATTAGACTTACTAGATCTTTTGTACTTACCTGAAGCAGCGGCGCTACGTTTAGCACGTATAACTTTTTGCTTTTCAGCTTTACTCATACTTTTATATTTATTGTATGGTAAACAGACTTTTTTAGTCCCTCCGCCTTTTATTTTACTTTTTGGCATTTTTAATAGGTTTGTGTCCGCAGCCTTTTTTCATAAGCGCTTTGTGTTTTTTAACACTACTTACATCATGGACAGATCCGTCCTTACAATACATCTTATGCTTTTTCATTTTTTGCTTTTTTATTTGCATCTTTTTCCCAAGGTAAACCTCTACTTTTTGTATTTATATAATCAGTAGCGATCTTTAATGATTTGCCTCCTGGATTAGATTTCCATTTATAATATAAACTGTTAAACTGTAATTGTGGCTCGTGATCGTTACCAGCCAAACTCATTTGTGATTTATGACCTTTTTCATGCTTAATAGTTTCAAGCATTTGTTTAGGTTTTAAATTTTTATTTACAAATATAGTTTTATTCTCATCAATATAACCCCAGTGTTTATTACTAGGCATATCAACAAGTTTAACGACATTATCTAGTTTGTTAGAACTTGGGTGCAAGCTTAACAACTGATGAAAAGGTTTCATCTTAAATGACATTATTTCTTTCTTTTTTTACTTTTTGTTTTCTTTTTACGGTTAGGATTACCTTTACCACCGTCTTTTTTACTTGCCCATACAGCTTTTCTTTGGGCTGCGCTTTTATATCCCATTATTTTCTTTTTTTAATTTTTTTACAACTACCTGGAGAAAATGGTTTTTTACCTTTTACTGGTGCGTAACCTGGCCAACATCTGCCTTTTTTACTTTTTGCCACCTTTACCCATTTTACCTGGTCCGCCTTTTTTAGTGCATCTTACACCCCATCCTGAAGCGTAAGCGCTAGGCCATACCTTAAATTTCTTTTTTGCAGCTGATTTACAAGCTGGACTAATTTTTCCCATTTCCTTTAATTTTTTCGATTGAACTAATACCAAAGCAGCCTAATGTAACCCATACAAATGAGTTATAAACTACTTCATTAATAATAAGATCTTTATCTGCTAACAAACTTGTCATCAAATCTGCTATAGCAAACAAAGTCATTACAACAAACGACATAAAACCTATTACGTTTTTTTCGTTAATTTCGTTTTTTTCTTTAAATAATTGCCACATAATATTTATTTTTTACCACCACGTGAGTATGGAAATAAAGCATTCATTGCTTTACGTCTACCTTCACAACCGCATGGTATATTTAAACCTTTTGATACTCTATCTACAGCTGTCTTAATACCAGTCTTAGTAGTGAATTTATGTATAGTGTCTCCTAACCCTCTTGATTTCATAATATTAACATTTCCATCTACGTCTAGCAGCTTTACCTCTTTCACCGGTCCAACCTTTTGATCTAGCGCAAAATGATTTTCTTCTTTTAGCAGCTTTACTACCAGGTTTTACCTTACCTGTTACTGCTGTTTTTAATTTACTACCAGGGTTTTTACGTTTATAAGCTGCAACTCCTTTTTTAGTCATACCAGCACCTTCTTTAGTAGTTCTAAAGTTTCTATTCTTACCCTTAGTAGTTTTTCTTACGTCTGGTTTTCTTTTTCTTGCTGGCATAATTAATTTTTCTTTCTAGGATTAACAATAACTGGATTAGGTGGATTAGGTGGGTTTATTACTGGTCTATCTGGCGGTCTCGTAATAGTTGGCGTATTGTTATTATTGTTATTATTATAATTACTATTACCATTATATGAGGGTTTAGGTACGTTGTACAAAGCTGGGTGATAATATGGTTTATCCCATCTAGTGTAGTAACCGCTGTATGGTCTATACCAATCATAACCAACTACGTTATATACTACATTAGGTCTTATATCTCTGATAGGTATTTTTAAAGTATCACCGTTTTCAGTTAAAGCTAATACATGTGTTATTTCTGGTCCTTTGCTTTGATAATAATAAGGTGAGCAACCGGATAGCATAGCAAACAGCATTATACTCAATAAAATTAGTATAGCTATCACTCTTCCTTTGTCTCTTTGTTTATCTGTCATATTACCATATACTTAGTCTTACCATTTTCGTGATAAGCTTTTAAACATCTTTTTCTATTTTCACCAGGATTAACATAGCTAACATGAACCCAATTTGGATTAGTATCATCGCCAAACTCCCATATCATTTGATCAAACTCTAAGTTCTCTCTAATAAACTTAAACATATCACAGTTTTTCATACGACCAAATGTATCGTCAATATCTATAGCTTGCCCATGACAATGCTGTGATTTTGCTGACCCGCCTATCGCATCATTAAGTTCTGGTCCACGATAAAACGAATTTATCTTTATAGGACCTCCTACGTGCGTTCTAAGAGGTTCAAATACTTTTTCTGCTAATAGCTTCATGTTTTGTAAATGAGCATCAGAGGGATCGTTTTTTAAACCAAGTCTCAAAGCAGTTATACTGTATACACCTTCTTTGTAACTTATATGTTTACTTATTTTATCCATTTTTAATTGCTTTTTTGACGGCTCTAGCTTTAGCTTTTATTCTAGCTGCTTTAGCTATTATAATATCATCTACTGTAGTTTTACTCCACAGTAAAGTCCATACGTCTTTCCAATATTGTTTAGTTAATTTCCACATAATTTATTTTTTTAACAAAGGCCACAATAGCCGTTACATAATTCACACATAATTTTAAAATTTACTTGCATTATTAATTTCATCAATGGCTTCTTGAATATCGTTTAAATCCGCTGGTAGCATTAAATCTAAACCAGCTTTAAAAACAGTTTCTTTTATACCGTCTTTAAATATTATTAACGTAGGTGCCATACGAACCCTGTACTTCTTTTTTGCTTCAGGAGCTTTTGATATATCAACTCTATAATAAACAGCGTCTTTTATTTCTTCCCACTCTGCAAAGCAGTTTGTTTCATTAAATTTAGCCCAAAACTCTACAATAATAGGTTTTATTTCATCATCACCAAAAGCGTTGTGACTGTTTATTTTATCTTCAAAATTTGAATCATCTATCCAGTATTTTTCTGGAACATCTTGTTGTGCAAATGATATAATTGGTATTAAAATTAAAATTAAAATGTTTTTCATTATTTATTTTTTTGTATTTCGTATAATCTTTCATCAATTTTATCCAATTGATCTCTCATAGCCTCAACGTCTTCTTGAGTATCCATAATTGTTTGACGTATTAACTCGTCTTTTAAATCGTACTCTATCCTGTCAATAACAGGCTCAGGCATTTCCATAGCCAAAGCAATGTCCGCCTGTAAAGCAAACCACATACCAACTAAAGCAGCTATACCAACTCCTATAGTTCCTAAAGTTTTTAAATCTAATGTAATTTTTGTTTCTTCACTTAATTGTTTTGCCATGATTATCTGAATGTGTAGTTAATTCCAAAGTTTGAGTTAAATATTTCTGAGTCCCAGAATTTAGTATATTCGCCTTCAACAAATAAACCAATTGATTTGCTTATCTTGACACCAAACACCATACCGGCTTGGTAATCACTCCATTGTTCTCCGTCTAAATTATTATTGTGACCGCCTAAACCCCAACTGTTTCTGTGCAAATAGCTGAAATCTTCATTGCCTCGCACGTATTTGTGGTAAGGTAATATCCAACTACCAAACGCGTGAAACCAAAAGTTGTTTTTATAATGGTAAAAATCAAAACCGACAATAGGCGCAACTTCAGCAAAAGCATCTAGTTCAGCCCAAGCTTCTTGATTATATCTGTTAAGCAAACCAGGCATTATAAGATCTCTAAACTGTGCATCTGTCCAAGCAACAATTTCACCTTCTGGGTTAGTCCAATACCAATCACTAATAAAGCTACCTGTTTCATCATCTCCTGAATAATACCAATCATCATAACCATAATCAAAACCTAAGGTATACCAATAATTTACTATACCTCCATCTTCATTTGTTTCATTTAACCATATTTCTACAGGATTATAACCATAAGGTCTTTGATGTGTTCTATATATTGCACCTGCAGATATACTAAATTTCTTACCAATAGGTAACCTGGCTCTTAATTCACCAGATGTATATTGAAAACCAACATTACCAGCTTCTCTTGATTCAAACTTAGCTATATGGTAATCACCAGTATGTCTTATAAATAATCTTTTATTATCAAACTCGTTACCGTTTCTTCTTTCTTTTTCCCAATGTAACATGTATTCTAAACCTTGTACAGCTGATGTTGGCGCTGATAAAGCTGCTTGTTTTTCTATTCTATTGTCACCAGTCCAAAAATTACCAGGTTTAACTTCATATCCAAATCTAGCTAATTTACGTATACCTATACCATATCTATAATCAAACGGGTGAGTTATTGTTTGATCTACAACATCTGGTATTGCGTAGAAATCATCAGGGTTTGTACGTATAAAATATTTAGGTTGTTCTTCTTTTGCATTACCTATGTTACCGGCAGCGTAAAAAGTTCCGTACTTTAAAAAATCTTTATAAACTTCTTTAAAAAAGTTTTTCTTTTCTTCTTGAGCTATTGAATTAAAGCTTATTAATAATGCTAATATTGTTAAAATTTGTTTCATCTGTAGTAAAGTTGTTATAGTTTAAGTAATCACTTGTTTTCACTAATAATTTAAAATATTCTTTCTCTTTTTCCTTTTGTTTTTGCTTTGTTTTTCTTTTTCTTTTTATCTTTATTGTCATTAATACCTATTTCCCAGTCTTGCCAACCACCTAATAAAGCTAGTCTTTCCCAAGTTTCTAAGTCATCTGATGTTGCGGTTACAACATTGTTTGTTTTCTTAACTAATCTGTCAAGCGGTATATTTGTTGTTGCTGATATAACATTTGCACCTGCTAATAAAGCTGGATTGTCAATAGCAAAACCTTTTTCTTTCATTTCTTCTTTGTTCCACTGTAACGATCTAGCCGCTTGATTTATCTTTGACAGCTTAGATGATATAGGTGGTGATATTCTAGTTAATTCATAACCTATTTTTTCATACTTTGGATTAGGTTTTTCTGACTCGTTCATTATTCTTATTATAGCATTTTTACCTACTGATACAAATGCACCAGCAATACCAACACCTCTTAATAATGAATCAGCCATACCATTTGCAATGCTTTGATATTTTTCTAACTCATCTTCTTCTTCAACATCACCAAAACCAATTGCAAATATAGCTTGTTGTAAAGCGTTAAATATTATATTTTGTACAGCGGCGTAATAAATTATCTTAGAAGTATTAGTTTTCCAATCACCTCTTTTATTTTTAAGATCTGAAGCAGCTTTCTTAATTAATCTTGCGTACTGCATAGGTGTGTTACCAAATGCTAATATTATTCTACCTAATGGTCCAGCTTGTTGAGCAGATATTCTATCAGGTCTACTAGACTGTTGTGACTCTTCGGCTATTTCTCTAAAATCTTTCATAGCTTGTGTTTCTGCAGCTTTTTGATCTAGACCTTGCTTTTTTAATTTATTTATTCTATTTCTATAAAAACTTGCACCACCTGAAGCAATAGCAAAACTATCAGCTATTTGTGTGGGTAAAAATCCAAATTCTAGTAATTTACTTATAACACCTCTTGGACCACCTTCTCTAGCCATGTTAGCAATATCTGCTTCATTAACGTTTATTTGTAAACCTCTACGTCTATCAACTAAAAACTCAGAGTTCATTAACGACATAAAGTCTTTCCAGTACTGAGGTTGATTAGCAAATGCTTTACCAGCTGCAAATATGTTATTATCTTTAAAATTAATAAAGTTAACAGAAGATATAGTTTGTAGTAACGCGGATCTTGTGTTAAAGAACATAATAGTACCGATACTATTAGTTAGCCAGTCTGTTACTTTACCAGTTAAAGAATCACCTTGGAAACTTCTATTTCTACCAGTTCTCATACGTTCAAGTATACCTTCTAAAGCTTGTCTATGTGCTAAGCCGAAAGCAGCTTCCATTTTATTTAAATTTTTATCAGAAAATATAACATCGACATTTCTTTGCCACTCTCCTAAATGTTTAGCTCTTTTAGTAGTACCTAAGTTATCCATTAAATCAGTAGTGACAGTACCTGCTAACCAACTGCTTTTTGGAGAAGAATAACCATCATCTTTGTTTATAGCTATTAATTGATCACCAAACGCTTTGTATACAGGTTTACTTTCAACATGTTCTGTTAATAGTTTTAAATCAGCTTTACTTAATCCAGGTATTGTCATACCTTGTTTATTCCATATGTAAACTCTTACAGCTTGTTCGTTTGTATAAGGCTCACCTGTTATTTTCTTTTGTAAGTTTTTAGGTACTACTTCTAGTTGATTTTTCAATGCTTTGTAATCATTCATCAAAGATGTACGCTCTCTTGATATATTACCCATAGCTGTTGCAAATGGATCTAATAAATTCTTTTTATACCAAGCCATTTGATTATCACCAAGTTTACCTTTAGCTAATGTGTTATAAAGTAAACCTACAAAGTCTTCTGCTGACGGCGGTATAAAAAATGTAAATTTACCTTTGCTCGATCCAACTGCTTTTGCTTTCGCTATGCTATACACTTTGTCTGCTCCAATACCTGTTTTAGCTTCTATAATATCGTTAAAGTCTCTATCTAACTTTTGTATTCTACTCTCGTATGCTAATCTTGATTTTGATTTTACATCTAATACTTCAAGTGCTTCTTGCACTGCTTTAACATTTTTATAAACATCATCAGTAAAGTAAAAATCATTATAACCGTTAGCCGCTTTACCAATAACCCAATTTGCTTTTGCTTGTGGCGAACCGTCTTCTAAGCCAGTTATATTTTCTAATGGTACTTCTAGTCCTATACCTTTTAAAAAGTCGTATATAGCTTGCGCAGATGCTTGTGGTCTAGCTGTTAACACAAATACATCTTTATTACCGAACTTATCTATTGCTTTTTTAAGCTTAGCAGCTAATGGCCCAGGTTTACCGTCAATAACCTCATTAAATTCGCTAAAATTAAATTCAGCACCTTGATCTTGTAACTTACCATGTTGTTTTGCAAACTCTGCAGGCGTTATTTTTTTAACATCACCATTAGGCATGTTAACAATAATTTTACTTTTTGTTGTAGCTAGTGTATCATCAAAGTCAAATACGCTTATACCTTTTTTAGGTGCGTTAATATCTTTAGCATTACGTAAAGCTTTATCGTAATTATTTAAATCGTTTACTAAACCTTCGTTGTTTGTTGATTTACTGTATTTAGTTTTGTTTTTTACAAAAGCTTTAGATTTACTAGTTTCTATATTTTGGTTTGTAGCAAAGCCTTTAGCATCAATACCGAACTCTTGTACTATATTATTACCGTTTGACAAGATAATATTTGAAGGATCTATACCAGCTACGTTTACATTAAAATATCTAGCCCAAACATTATCTGTTATTTGCCAACCTTCTGGAGTTGTAGAAGTGTAATTAAATGGCTTACCGTCAGGTTTAAATCCTTTTAATTTTCTATCATCTGCTTTTGACAATAAACCTTGTTGATAGTTCTTTTCAATATTAGCAAAGTTTTCGTTTACTTTACCGTCTAACGCGCTAGTAAATAAATATTTAGAAACTAAACTAGCTGGTAACGTATGTTCTTCAACTTTACCATCAACTAAATTTTTTGAATAAAAAGTTATAGGAGCTGAAGTTCTTACGAAATGACCCATGCCTTGACTAGTACTTGATAGCATTGCGAGTACAAGTCTAGCGTTTTTAGGATCTTCTTTTATAAGTTTTTCAAAAATATTAAATATCTTTTTCAAACCTTTTACACTAGATTTTTGTCTATCTTGAAACTCTTTTTTACTTAACTTACTTTCGATGTTTGTGTAACTTTCTCTAGTTACAGCTGCTTCTATATCTTTATCAGGTTTAGCAAACTTACTACCTTCTACTGTAGCATTTAAATCGCTTTTACTAGTAAAATAAAAACCTCTTTTAGGTGCAGAAATACCAGCGTTAGCAAACGTTCCTACTGTAAAGAAAGACTCAGGTAAAAGACTTGTTAATTTTTTAGTAAATGTTTTAAATTCTTTAACATCATTTTCATTGTTAGAATCTAAAGGTTTTTGATTTTCATCATATGCTTTTAGTATGCCTTTCCAATTTTTATTTTGAGCAGCAAATTCAGTAGGGTTTTTCTTAAATGACTGATCTTTCATAAACATGTTGAAAGCATTTTTTATTCTTTTACTGTATACAACTCTAGTTTTTTGTGCAGCTGTTATATTAGCTGTTTGCTTTTTAACCGCTACAGGATCTTTAGCTGTTTTAGTTTGACCTTCTAAAACTCTTTGTGCTGATGATAAACTAGCTTGTTGCGCGTATGTTTTAGCCACACCTTTCAACAACTGACCAATGTCTCTATTGTAGTTGTTTAGTTCACCTGGTGGTGTAATACCTAAATCATCTTTTAGTTTGTTTATTGTTTCTACAGTTGGGTTTCTAAACTCAGGTTTTAGTTCCCATATAGTTGGTTGTGATGTTAAACCTTTTGATCTTCTATTTGTTTTATTGTAAAAATAATTAAGTACTTTGCCTTTCATACCTATAGATAAACCACTTACGTTTCTATCAACATCTATGTTTTCACCTAACTGGTTAATATCAGCATCTGTTTCACTAACATTTTCTTCAGGTAATAGTTTTATAAATTTATCAGCATTTTGACCAACTCTAAAAAACTCTTGTATGTTGCCAGCTTCAGAGTTTTCAGGTATACCATCTGTTATTTTCTTAGCGTATGTTAAATTTTTTGTACCGTCTGTTATTTTATTAGCTGGTATATTAAATATTTTACTACCTATTTCACCAGTATTATTATTTATAACTTCTTTAAATGTATCACCTTCTTTTACTTTTACAGCTTTAACTAAATCAGCTTCATTTACTTTATCTAGTTTTAATACATTAAGCTTACGTGATACTCTTGTTTGTGTGGTTTGTGTTTCTGTTTGTGTATCAGCTATTTGTTTAGTAGACTGATCTATTCTAGTTTCTCTAGCTTTTCTAACTGATTCTATTGCTAGTTCTTTATTAGCATCTAGCTTAGCAAAATTAGTGTTAGCAAAAACAAACTCACCAAACGTTTTATTAAAAGCTGGATCAAAATTCATTAACCTGCTTTGTATATTTCTTATAGTAGCATTAGCTTGTTCAACACTTGTTGATTTAGATTTAACATAGTTGCTTATAACACCGTTTGGCTCTGTAGCAGCAAAAGCATCGCCAAACACTTTAGCGTCACCTTGAAACTGCTCTTTAGTTTTTATATTACTAGGTATTATATTGTTAATTGCATCTAAAGCACCTTTTGACTCTTTTATTTGAGTTGTTTGATCTGCTTGTGTGTCAGATACTAGATTACCTGTTGCAGCCTCTTGAGTAAGCTTTGTTTGCGCTTGTGTTAACTGGCCTTTTACAATGCTTTTATTATAATCTTTTATAAAATTAAATACATCTCTTGAAGTGTTAAACTTTATATCAGATAAACCTGCTTGCTGTAGTATCCTTCTAACTACATCACCTATTTTAGTAAACACTGTTTCATTGTATTTTATTTCACCGTTAGCCACAGCATCAGCAAATAAAGTTAATGTTTCTTCAGCTTGTATTGCTGTTGGATCGTTTTTATAAGCATCTAGTCTAGTTTTAAACTCACTGTCTTTTAATATATCAGTATCTATTTTATTTATTTCAACTTTAAGTGCTTCTGATAAAACTTCAGCTGCTTGTGCGTTTTTACCAACAGTATTAAATAAAACACCGTGTAATAACTCGTGAGCAGCTACATTTACTGCTGCATCTTCTGCAGCGATTTCTTTATTTATAACGATTGTTTGTTCACCTGATTCAAGGTCTTGAAGTATAAACCCTTGTTGTGACGATGCTTTCTTTTCTAGGTTTTTATCTTTAGCAATTTTATCCGCAGCATCTTGGTTTTCTGCTATTTCTATATTTATCTTGTCAAGTCCACTAACTATATCAGTAACTTTTTCTGTTGTAAGATTTAATTGATTATCAGAACTTATTTTTACTAGTCTAGCATCAACTTCTTTTAATCTATTTATTTCAGCATCGACTATAGCTTTATTAGCGCCAGCTAATTCTATTTTACTAGCTAAAGTATTTCTTTCTTTTAATAACGTTACAGTTTCTTGTATTAAGTCTTTACCTATGTTTAGGTTATCAGCTAGTGTTACAGCTGATTGTGTATCGCTAAAATTCTTTTTTATTTTATTTCGTTGCTCTACTGTTATTTCTCCGTTATCTAATTTTTGTTGTAGCTCAGCATCTAATCTACCACTAGCATTTTTATTTCTAGTTATATCTATTACATCTTGATTTATATTGTCATTTTGAAAAGCAGAGTTAACATCATTTACATTTGTATTATCTAATGTTTTATTAATGCTTCTATTATTTTTAGCTATAAACAACTCAGCACCACCTCTTACTTTACCACCTAAAGCACCACCAATAAGTATGTTATCTAGCACTTCATAATCATCAAACACTGAATTAAATATTTGATCAAAACCTTCAGCATCACCTATATAAACAGCTTTAGCTGCTTTACTTAATGCGGCTGACGTACCTTCAGATAAACCTTCTTTACCGTAATCTTTACCTATTCTTAAAAATATATCTTTTAATCTTCTCTCTACAACAGCAGCACCTTGTCCTTTTAAGTTTTTAAATATACTCTTACCAATACCTCTAGTTACTGTTTCTAAAGCACCTTCTGCAACACCAACAAAACCTGAATAAGCTAAATTATCAAGATCAACTTTTTTACCTTCTGCTATAGCTTCTGTTGAAGCTTCTGCTGAGCTACCTAGTATTACTGACCCTATACCAAAGTAAGGAATCATTGCTTGCATTAATGAAGGTAAACCTTCTGCAGAACCACTTATTGTTCTTGCTATTGCTTCAGGCACAGCAGATATATCACCTTTACCAGCAGCTATATAGGCCTCTGATAAAGATTTTTCATATTTAGGTAATTTTGAACTTATTTCTTGTTGGTATTCTTTTAACTTTTCAGAGGCATCTAATCCTTCTTGACCAAAAGCTGAAATTGCACCAGCACCTGTTGGGCCCAAAGACATGATTTTTTCGTACTTTTGTAAAAACTCATCTTGTTTTTGAGGTTCTAGGTTATTGTAAAATTCTTTTAATTTATTATCATCAGGCAAACGTTCCATACGAGCAACAAACTTAGCTCTATTTATTTGAGCTGGTATTTGAGATATTCTTGATAAAGCACCTGCAGCACCTGATACAAACCTTTTACCACTAGTAAATATTTCTTCAAAGAAACCACCTTCTTCTTTTTGTGTATCTGCACCTATTCTATCAACCTTTACTTCAGTTAAACCTTTTTCTCGCAATTTACTTACAAGCTCATCAAATGATAAGTTTGCTTTGTCTGCGGCTAACTGTAATTGTTCGTTTGTGAACTCCTTACCGTTAAATTCCCACATAATTAATCAATTGAATTTATAAGCTCGTCTATTTCGTCTGTCTGATTATCAAGATTTTCAAAGAAATCATCTTGAGCATTTATTAACTCATCTTTCTTTGATTTAACACCGAAATCAAAGTCAAAAGCATCAACACCAGGCTCGTTACCATCCATAAAACTTCTTAATATTTCTTTTACATCAGATAATTTACTAGGCGTTGTTATACCGTATGTTAAAACTGCAGCTAACCTATCATATCCAAATCTAGAACCTACACCTTGTATATAATTACCTTTTTCATCTTTTTTCAGCATTGGTATTGCTTTTGGTAATTTAGCTCTTACAGGATCAATATCTTTACCATACTCAATATTAAATACTTTATCTACAGGATCAAACTGTATTCTACTTACGTGAGGTAAGTATTGAGATAAATCAGGATACTCTATAAAAGTATCTTTTTGTTTATATTTTCTATACTGATCAAGAATTATTTGTTCTTCGCCGTTTAAAGTTTCTTTATTTTTAGCTTTTTGTATAACATTATTTATATAGTCTTCAGATGTTTGATCACCTAATATTCCAAGTGTTGCAACTTTTGTTAGTGACCATCTTTTTTCTCTACCACTATCAGCTTGAGCAAAAAGAGTAGGATCTAATTTTTTAATATCTTCTATATCTTCTTCTGTTGCTTCTTGAATTTCACCAATAGGTGTGTTTCTATTTAACTTATCATGTGGTTTTATACCTTCCGTAAATATAGATTTTAATTCATCATAAAGCCCAGCAGAAACCTCTTTACCGTTACCTAATTTAATATTACCTTCTTTTATATCTTTATCTTCTTCTTCTTCAGGTGCAGTTTCTCTTCTATATTTACTAGTTAAACCATTACTATATATTTCATCATATAGTTTTTCAGCAACCATGTCGTTTTTAAGATCATTTAACCCTTTAATAGTTGCTGCAACCTCTTCTTCTTTTACGCCTAGTTCTAACAACAAAGATCTGTTTAAACTAGTATCATTATGCTTTGTTTCTAATAAATCAGCTACAATTTCTTTTTTCTTAACATCATCTGTTTCTTCATCTACAAATGTTACTAAATTTTTTAAAAAAGAATTTTTAGCTCCAGATTTAATAAGCATGTTAAACCTTTTAGACGTACCAAAATCAACACTGTTATTAAATATATCACCAATCATTGTTTCATCACCGTCAGCTCCTTTTACAATATTTACATATTCTTTTACATCATCTTTTAAAAAATCTTCAGGCGTTATAGCAAAACCTTTAGAGTTTCTAGGCACATTACCATCAGCATATAGTTGATTCATTCTAGTTGTGTATTCACCAGATAAACTTTCAATGACACCATCTTTACCGCTATAAGCTTCATCATATCTAGCTTTAAGCTCTGGGTTGTTATTACCTATGTATGTTGCTAGTAATCTTGAGTCAACATTAATAAACTTTTTAGACTCGTCCATACCTTCACGCCACTTTGGATTTTCTATCCTAATGTTCATATCAAAATCATTAGAGCCTGTTTTGTTAAATGAAAATTGTTTTTGTCCGGTTGCATCAAACTTTTTAAATCCGTTTCTTGCCGCTTGAACAACCGCTGCAAATTCTAAATAAGTGTCAGAGCTTTTGTTTAAACCACCTTTTTCATCTAAGTCATTTAACATGCCAAATAAAGAATTTAAAGGTTGTGCTGCAGCTGTAAAGTTT